AAAAAGCAGCGGCTCATGGAGGCCGGAGTGATCCGGCCCACGACGAAGCCGGACAATGACAACATCCTGAAGATCGTCGCGGACAGCTTGAACCAGGTGGCCTATAAAGACGATGCTCAGGTGGTGGACGCACAGATCAGGAAGTTTTACTCCAGACGCCCCCGGGTGGCCGTGGTCATCCGGCCAGCGGCGGTTCCCGAATCCTCGGAAGGGGGCGGTCCTGGATGAGCAAACGGAAGTACAAGAAAGGGAAGCTGGTCACAAGCCTGGATGAGTTCTTCCAGCATGAGCACTTCATCGTGATGGGAAAAACTCAACATTGTGGGTGGTGCCGGGCGTGGCAGTTAGGACTTGCACAGCAATACATCGAGAGAGGCGTCGTATATGTGGCAGAACGCCTCACCAATGGGGAGTATTACAGCGGCATATCTGATAAAGAGATTGCCGATATGCTGGATGAAAAACTCTGTAATTACTGCCCGCTTCCTGAAGAAAGCAGGGGAGTTCATTGTTACGGTGGAGAACCTGTCATGTGCGAAGGTTCTCACTGTGCCGAAGCCATGGAGGCGTGGATGGAGGAAGAGGTTGATGAGTAAGGAAATCGACTGGAGCGAAATCCACGGCGAAGGCGATGTGGTATGCACCTGCGATTCCTGCGGGCATCAGGAACGCTTCCCGTTTGATGACTCCACCCCGGACTACAAAGGGGTGCAGGGGCGGCTCTTCGGTATGGGCTGGACATCCTGTAAAGTTCACAACTCCTGGCGGGACTTCTGCTGCGAATACTGCCGGAACCAATACATCAAAAAACACACATAGGAGGCTAAAATCATGTGCCAAACGAACGATCTGCCTATTTCCCTGAAGAGCAATACCTTCAACGCTCTCTGCTCTGACTTCGACCAGGTGATCCGCGCCACCCTCCAGGGGATGAGCGACACCAGCCAGGACACCGCCGAGGTCAATGTGAAGGTGAAGATCACCCTGACCCCGGACTCCGCCCCGGACTTCACCGTTAAGGGCATCGGCCAGCAGACCCGCGCCATCACCAAGCCGAAGTTCGATCACACGGTCACGGCGGTGATCCAGCGGAAGGAGAAAAAGACCGGGACCCTCTCCGGCAACTATGAGCTGGTGTGGGATCAGGAAACTTGCACCTACGTCATGCGCCCGATTGATGACGGCCAGAGTTCCCTCTTCGACGATGAGAAGGGCGGCGGTCCCTCTGAGCCCCGCGCTCTCCCGCCCGGGGTCGTTGATGCCGAGTTCCATGAGGTGGGGGACGATGAGCCGGCCGACGATCTGAAACAGCGGCGGGAAGCCTTCAACTGGCTGAAGGACTTCATCGACTCTGAGATGAGCGTCATGGAGGCGATGGGCAACTACACTGTCCGGGATAAGGGCGGAAGAGTGATCCTGTCCTCTGCCACCGGGGACACCAGCCCCTTCTATGCTTCGGTGGAAACCCTGGAACCCCATGTCGGTCACTCTCTGGTCTGCGTCGAGGCCCCGGATGCTATCGTCATCATGTGTGAGGACTGCGATGAGGTCATCTTCCGCATGAGTGATCCTGACGCAGAGAATGATGATCCCCAGGAGCCCGGCGAGGGAGAGCCCCAGGAAGGCGCTGAGGAGGCCGAGAAACTGCTGGACCACCCCGGGGATGGGGATTACCCCTATGGCGAGGAAGGCGATCCCTACGGCGGTTCTGAGGCCGAGGAAGAGTAAACCAGTCCAACTATCAGGACTGGCTTAAAAATTAACTGCGAAGGAGAACCTATGATGAAAGAAAAGTTTTTGGAAATCTACCGTGAGAACATCACCCGCCCCGGGTCCGAGGAGTTCCTGAAGTGGCTGGAGTCCACTGATTTCTTCGAGGCCCCGGCCAGCACCCGCTTCCACCTGTCCTGCCCCGGCGGGCTGGTGGAACACAGCATCCACGTCTATGAGCGGCTGAGGAAGCTCTACAACATCGAGAAGTATGGGGACCTCTCCACCATGACGGTTTTCCCGGAGGCTGAAACCGTCGCCATCTGCGGCCTTCTGCACGACATATGCAAGGCCAACTTCTACTCCGTGGAGATGCGGAACCGGAAGAACGATCAGGGGAAATGGGAGCAGTACCCCTTCTATGTGGTCAACGATCAACTCCCCTACGGCCACGGCGAGAAAAGCGTCTACATCATCTCCAGCTTTATGAAGCTGTCCCGCGAGGAAGCTATGGCGATCCGGTGGCACATGGGCTTCTCCGACACCGAGTTCAAGGGCGGCGGCTTCTCCGTTGGGAACGCCTTTGAGAAGTTCCCTCTGGCGGTGTTGACCCATATCGCTGACCTCCAGGCTACCTATCTGGATGAGGCTGAAAGCGATGGCTAAACGGAAGCCCATCACCTGCTGTCCGCATTGTGGAAGTACGGAAGGTATCTTCACAAAGACAACGCTCGTGAATATTCCGTATTACGTCGGGTTCGATGGATCGGAGCAATTTAACGGTGAGATGTACGACAACGCAGAAGGGCGGCGCGGCGGAGAACTGGCGTACTGCCAAAACTGCGACAAAATCATCTGCCGTATGAGCACCCTGAGAAAACAGTGGAGAGAAAGTGGGGCTGCACACTGAGATGATAGACCTAAATGAACTTCGTTCTATTGCTGAAGAGCATGGGGCGGAACTCGAAATTCTCCCTCACCAGGAACAGCCTATGGTTGTCATATCGGTCAAGAAGGGAAATATGGCCGTAAGTTCAGAGTTTGGAATTAACCTATTCCGTGAAAAAGCAGATGACGGCAGACCGTGGGCAATCGTTTTGTTTCTGAAGATGCTTGATAGATTGGAGGAAGCAGTCAGTGGAAGAACTGATGAGAGCGGTATCCGCTCTGGTGGATAAAGAGTATGAGTGGGCCGCCAAGGCCCACGGAGGCGCGGCCAATACTCCGCATGAGGGCTATGCTCTCATAAAAGAGGAAGTCGAGGAGGCCGCTGAGGAAATGGACCGGCTGAAGAAAAAGCTGGACTTCCTGTGGCAGAACGTGAAAAACGATGCCGAGGACATGATCCCCCGGAACTTCGAGGATATGAAGTCTATGGCTATCGCCGGGGCCTGTGAACTGATCCAGGTAGCGGCTATGGCTGATAAGGGGATCGAGGGGATCAGGAAGGGGCGTAGAAGCAAATGATGACAGCCTTCAGAGTGATTTTGCTTTTCTGCCTTGCGCTGGCCTTCATAGGGAATGTGGCCGGTGGAAAAGAGGATCAACGGAATTGCCGCCCCCTCTTCACCATTTCTGGTGTGCTATTCATTTTGAGTTTCCTGGTCTGAAGGAGGAACGCTGAATGAAAGCTATTACGATCCGGCAGCCGTGGACATCCCTGCTGGCCCATCGGGTGAAGAAATATGAAACCCGATCCTGGGCGACGGCCTACCGAGGGCCCATCGCCATCCACGCTTCCGCTGCCAAGGTGCCGCAGGTCTTGAATAAATTCTTTCCTGAAGAGGCTGACAAGCTGATGTTTTTGGACGCCATCGCCAAGGGACTGCATGGGTGCTACACTACCGAGGAAGTTTTGGACATCCTGAACAATCTCCAGACGGGATGCGTGGTGGCTACTGCCAACCTGGTCGGATGCCACAAAATCTCTGCTCCACACGGGTTCCGGTTAATGCGCTTTGGAGATACCCCCTATATCCACAAAGAGAATGGAAAGTCCTACACCCCGGATGATGTGGAACTCGCACTCGGAGACTGGACCCCTGGCCGGTACGCCTGGGAGTTCTCAGACATAAAGATCATTACCCCGATCCAGGTGAAAGGAAAGCTGGGGCTATGGAATTGGGATGGGGGTGGCCTGGATGTGTGAGCAACCAGCCTACAAAACCTTCACCATCCCGAATGAGCCGAAGAGGCGGGAGATCATAGCGCCCTATGTGTGCCCTTCCTGTCACAACACGGATCACCCGCCCGGGGCCCGCTTCTGCTACATCTGCGGGCTGGGCTTCCCCCTGAGCAGGCAGCCGAAAAGCGAGAACTGAATACACACGTTGCGGGGCCTGGGGGCTACTCCAGACCCCGTAAACAGGTAATGTTAGGAGGATTTCATCATGGACGGAAAAACCAACAGTAACGCAGTAGCCACCAAGGTCCAGTGTTTCGCCGGGCGGCTCCAGGACTTCAAGGAACAGGAGGCGGGCGGCGCCCCGGTAGCCTCCGTTGAGTGCAGTATCGTCGCGGACGTGGCGTGTGGAACCGTTACCTTCCACGCCACCGGCAAGGATGTTGTCATCGCGGTCCGCTTCGATGAGCTCCTGGAGATCATGGCTGAAGGTGTGGTCCTCAGCCACCAGATCAACGACGCCGCCACGCCTGGAGGTGAGGGCGATGGGCAGCAGTAAGAAGGGACGGACCGCACCTTCCCTGACGGCCGATCAGAGGAAGGAGATCGTCGGTCTGGCCGTCGCCGCCGGTATTAAGGCGTACCGGGATGAGGCCACCCGGCACAGGAAGGAAATCTATGATAAGCGGCTCCACAACACCAAGCTGCTGATGAAGAATTACCGCGACCTGAAGGAACACGCCGACAATGCGGTGTTCGACGCCTCCACCGCTGAGGATGAGGATGTCTATGAGATTTTGAACCTGATGAGCGAGTGGGTCCGGGAAGAGGCTTCCACCGTGGACAGCATCAAAAAGAGCGCCGCCCGGACGAAGCTAATCATGGACCACATCAACGAAATGCTCCAGATTTACCGGGCCGCGTGTGAACGATCCAAAAAGCCGGAGGATATTCGCCGGTACAACGTCCTCTATGACTACTACATCGGCCCGGAAGATCTGAGCCTGGAGGAAATCGCGGAGAAATACAGCGTGGACACCCGGACAGTCTACCGGGATATTCGGGACGCGACGGCCAGGATCACCGCTCTGCTGTTCGGAGTGGACGGCATCTTCAAGTAGCGTGGCAAAAACCTGTCATTTACATGAGAAAGCCGATGTGGTAGTATCGTAGTGTCATAGGTTCTCTCCCTTCTTTTTTTGTCACGCAGTTACCAAAAGGCAATTCGACCAACTCCCGCATGGACGGTTCGGTAATTCACCGAGCCGTCCTTCTATTTTCTAAGAGAGGTACTGTTTATGGAAATTGTGATGAAGCGAACGGCGGACATCAAACCGTACCCGGGAAATCCCCGGGACAATGATAACGCCGTACCCTACCTGGCGGAGAGCATCAAGCAATTCGGCTTCCGGGTCCCCATTGTGCTGGACTCCGACGATGTAATTGTGTGCGGGCATACCCGCTGGAAGGCCGCCCAAAAGCTGGGGCTCCAGGAAGTGCCCACCGTCGGGGTGGATGACCTGACCCCCGAGCAGGTCAAAGCCTTCCGCCTGGCAGACAATAAATCGGCGGAGCAAGCCACCTGGAACCTGCCGAAGCTGGACCTGGAGCTCCTGGACCTTCCTATGTTCGATATGTCCCTGTTTGGCTTCCCCTCTGAAGAGGTGAAGAAGGAGGCCAAGAAGTCCGGCGGGACCGGGATGGAGTCCATGGAGCTGAAAGCCTTCGAGCACCACGACTACCTGGTGTTCGTCTTTGACAATCAGATGGATTGGCTGAACGCGGTCAACGCCTTCGGCATCCACAAGGTCAACGCCGGATACGGCACAACAAAGAAAGTGGGGGTGGGCAGAGTTGTCAACGGAAAGAGACTGCTTGAACTATTACAACATCAAGTTGCTGATCCTGAGCCGGGGGCGCAGTCAGACGATCACGACAACGGAAATCCTTCCTGACTTCGTAGAGGTACTGGTCCCCGAGTCCGAGGAGGCCGCATACCGGGCCGCCGTGAAGAACCCGATCCTGACCATCCCGGACAGCGTGATTGGCCTGGGACGGGTCCGAAATTGGGTCCTCCAGCACTTTGATGAGCGGATCATTGTGATGATTGATGATGACCTGATCCGGCTCTACTGCCTGACGGCGAAAAAGGCGAGGCCCATCACGGACCCTGAAGAAATCACCCAGGTCATCATCAACGCGGCAGTCATGGCGGATGACGCCGGGCTTCACTGTTTCGGTTTCTCCCAAACGGACATCCGCAAATTCAATGGCTGCGAACCCTTCAAGCTGACCGGCTGGGTTGGGGGCGTGATCGGGGTTATCGGTCGGCAGTACACCTTCAGGGATGACAAGTACAAGGTGGACATCGACTTCTGCATGAAGAATATGCTTGTGGACCGCATCCTGTGGATTGATGACCGCTACTGCTTCTACCAGCTTCGGGACAACAACGTGGGCGGCAACAGCGCCTTCCGCACTCAGGAAGAGTATGAGGCGTCCACGGAATCCCTGGTGCAGAAATGGAGGGGCTACCTGACCAAATCCACACACGCATCTCAGGTCTTTCTCAGGACCAAAGTTAAAAGAAAGCAGGATATTAAATTATGAGTAAAATTTTGATTATCGGCCACGGGACCGTCGGCCACAACCTGGAGCGGGAAATCGCCGCCCTCCAGCCGGACATCTTCGACAAGTACAAGCCGGATGAGAACACCCGCCAGGACGGGGAGCGGTATGACGCGGCCTTCGTCTGCGTTGATACCCCCTACATCCCCGGAGAGTGCGTCTGCGACACCCGCGAAGTGGAGAACGCCATCCTGGAGAACGAGGCTGACATTTTTGTGGTGAAGTCCACCGTCCTCCCCGGGACCGTGGATCATCTGAAGGAAGTCACCGGGAAAACCGTCATCTTCTCCCCGGAGTATTACGGCGGTACCCAGCATTGTAATAACTTCGACTTCCCCTTCACGATCCTGGGCGGCCATCGGGACGCCTGCCTGAAAGTCCAGCAAATCCTTCAGCGGGTCTATGATGGGCGGCATACCTTCAGGATCACCGACGCCAAGACGGCCGAGCTGGCAAAATACATGGAGAACGCCTTCCTCGCCACCAAGGTGAGCTTCTGCACTCAGTTTTGGGCCACGGCCAGACAGATCGGTGTATCCTATGAGGAGCTGAGGGAGCTCTTCACTCTGGACCCCCGCGTGGGGAAATCCCACACCTTCGTTTACGATGAGACCCCGTTCTGGAGCTCCCACTGTCTGGACAAGGACGTGCCCGCCATCGCGGAGACCTTCGAGATGCCCTTCCTTCTCTCCGTCATCGAGTTCAATGAGAGGATGAAGGGAAAAGATATTGTTTCGTGAACTATCGGTAAATATTTAGTGAACGTAAACGAAAACGCTTCCCGTAGGCGGACCGTCTGTGATATACTATGGACATAACCTGAACGGAGGGGATCAGTCTATGGGATATGATTTGAGAACACAGCGAGGCTATGACTTCTATGAAGTGGCCTCCGCCCTGCAAAAATCTATCAGGCGGGGCGATGTAAAACTGGCGGGCTATATGGCCCTGGAGCTTTTCCCGAAGTACGCGGAATACTGCTGGAAGCGGCTCCTCACGGTATCGGCTGAAGATTGTCACGGTTTGGTGACGCAGGAGATCAAGGCTCTTTATGATTCGTTCCACGTTGTAAACAAGGGCAAGCGTGGCGACGATCTGAAGGGCCGTATTTTTATCTCCAAAGCGGTCATCATCCTGTGCACCTGCGGCCACAGCCGGGACGCCGACGTGCTCTCCAACTACATCTACGACAAAAAGCAGCTCTTGTCCGATGAGGAAATCGAGAGGGCCTTCCAGGAGGTCCGCGCTGGCCGGATGGATGTTCCTGAGTACGTCTTTGACTGCCACACCCGCAAGGGGAAGGCTATGGGTAAGACCAAGCAACAGTTCTTCCGGGAAGAGGAAAACGCCCTGGCAAATAAGCAAATCAGCTTGTTTGAGGGGGTCCAGTTCTGACTCCAGCGGTGCAAAATCAAACGGGGAGCGGTCGCCTGAACGGGCGGCCGCTTCCTCTTTTTCTGCAAAGATGGTGGTGAGATGCCAAATGAGAAAAACCTGATCCCATTTAACGAGCGAACAGAGAGCGAACAGAGGGCGATCCAGTCCAAAGGGGGGAAGGCCAGCGGGGCCTCCAGACGCAGGAAACGGGGCATGGCGAAGGCTATGAAGATGCTCCTGGATATGCCAGCGATGGAGGGTACAGACGCCTACCTGAAAAAGATGGGTGTTGACGAAAGAGACCTGACCAATCAGATGGCTTTGCTCTCTGCGATGCTGGTGAAGGCCATGACCGGGGACACCCGGGCGGCTGAGTTCGTTCGGGATACCGCTGGATACAATCCCAAGATCAAGCTGGAGGAAAAGCGGTTCGAGGCCGAGCAGGAGGCCGGCAGCGGCGGGACCGATGTTGTGAGTGACTGGATCAATGCGATCCCCGATGTCACTACTGAGGATGGAGGCGAGGACCCCGATGGCACAGATGACCAAGGCACAGGCGAAGAGGAAGAAAAACCGTGACTTCTTCAACCGCCGCGTCCCCCTCTACCAAAAGGACCCGGTTCTGTACGCCAGGGAAGTCCTCCTATTTGAGCCCGACCAATGGCAACAGGACGTTCTCCGTGATCTGGCCGAGGCTCCCTGGGTAACGGTACGATCCGGCCAGGGCGTCGGTAAGACCGGCGTTGAAGCCGTGGCCCTTCTCTGGTTCCTGACCTGTTTCCGGTTCCCTCGCGTGGTTGCAACCGCCCCCACCCGCCAACAGCTCCACGACGTTCTCTGGAGCGAGGTTGAAAAGTGGCGGTCCAACAGTCCCTTGCTCCGAGAGCTCCTGAAGTGGACGAAAACCTATGTCTACATGAAGGGGTTTGAGAAGCGGTGGTTTGCCGTGGCCCGTACAGCCTCCAAGCCTGAGAATATGCAGGGCTTTCACGAAGATAATATGTTGTTCATCGTGGATGAGGCGTCCGGCGTGGAAGATGAGATCATGGAGGCAATCCTGGGCACTCTCTCTGGTGCCAATAACAGGCTCCTGATGTGCGGGAACCCTACCAGGACATCCGGGACCTTCTATGACAGCCACACGGCCAACAGGGGCCTTTACAGGTGCCACAAGGTATCTTCCCTGGACAGCTCCCGAACCAACAAAACCACGATCAATGCCCTGATCCGCAAGTATGGCGAGAAGAGCAACGTGGTCCAGGTCCGGGTGTTCGGGAACTTCCCCTCGCAGGAGGATGACGTGTTTATCCCCCTGACCCTGGTGGAGAAATCCATCGCCCTGGACCTGGAGGCCCCCATCACCAGGATCAGCCTGGGAGTGGACGTGGCCCGGTATGGTGATGATGAGACCGTCATCGCTCAGAACGTGGGCGGCGTCACCACTCTCCCCATCATCCGCCGGGGCCAAAACCTCATGCGGACGGTGGGGGATATTGTTCTCCAGTACCGGAAACTCCTGTCCGACTACCCGAAGTACCGGGGCCGCATCTATGTCAACATCGACGATACCGGCCTGGGCGGAGGGGTTACGGACCGGCTGGCCGAGGTGAAGCGAGAGCAACACCTATCCAGACTGGAGATCATCCCCGTCAACTTCGGCG